AGTACCACCAGCGATAGCACCGAGCACTCGCTTAAACACATCGAAGATTCCACCTAGAATCTGTTTGCCGATGTCCAGAACTGCGAACAGCCCTCTGAATGTTCGTCTCAAATCCTCAACAGTCTGAGGACTTGGTTTAAGCGTTTTGGTAAACGCCTCCAACTTCTTTGTTAGATCGGCAAGATCTTTTCCAGTTGTTGCCGGGAAGATGTCGCGGAAGGCATCTTTGATTGGTGCAAGTACGGCGCCTAGTGCTAGGAAGATGTTCTTGATGGAGTTGATTAGGGCCGTTCGGCCACCTAGGGCTTGCCAATCTTTTAGTACTTTGTTCCTGGCGTTTGAGCTTGTCTGAATAAATCCGTTGACTGCATTGGAGACATCCGTGAACAGCGTCTTGGCCTGGTTGAAATTACCAAAGACTAGCTGCCAGGTTTGAGCCCAACCGGATCCGATCGCTTCCTTTGTTGTGTCGAGCAGCTGGCCAAGAGTCTTAACCTGAGTCGCAGCTTCCTGAGCAGTCTTCGCCGTCTGCTGAATCGCCTTGATCTGGGCATCGTTGAATCCCTGGGCTTTCAGCTGAGCATTTGTCAAATCACCCGTAAACTGCTGAAGTGTATTCGTCAGAACCTTGGAAGTGAGCCAGGACTTCCCGCCAGGTGTAGTAGTCGAGAGAGAGTTTCGGAAACTCTGACCGGCAATCGAGACGTTCTTCATCTTACCGGTAAGTGTGACTGCTCCCTCGTTCAGCGTTCCCATCTTCACAGCTGTCTGTGCAAGAGCACGCTGGAAGACGGTACCACCCATACCTGCGTTGACAACTGAGTTCCAGTCCATCAACGTGACTCGGCCTGCAGCTAGAGCCTGCGACAACTGATACATTGCCGTTGAAGCCTGATCGGCGTTCGAACCCGAGAGTGCCGCCAGGTTGGCGATACCCTTGATTGCTCCAGTTGCTGTATCCAGATCAACACCAGCAGCCGTGAAAGTACCAATGTTCTTGGCCATCTGGCTGAAGTTATAGATCGTCTTGTCTGAATAATGATTCAGCTCATTCAGAGCTCTGTTGACGTCCTTCAGCGTAGTGCCAGCGGCCTGGGTGTTGGCCATGATCGTCTGGACAGCATTCAGGTTAGTCGTATACTCGTGAAATCCCTGGATGATAGGATCCAAAGTAAGCGACTTGACCAACTGCGAACCAGCAAATACTGCTCGAGTGGCGATCTGTGACATCACACCAATCGCGACAAGTCTTAGCGCATCGAACTTTGGAATAAGGTTATCGAGAGCGCCACCGATTTTGGCAAGGAGACCCGTCTGAACACCCGAAGCAGCCTTATCAATATCGGCCATTCCTTGGGTAGCGCCATCGAGCTTGAGTGATGCTTTGAGTCGATTAAGCGCATCAATACTTCGACTAACGCCTTGTTCGAACTTACTCGATTCGAAACTCATTGAGACGACTTTGTCATCAATGGTCGCCATTAAACTTGGGTCACCTCCCTCCATGCTTCGGCTGCTATCTGATCAAATATAGGTCGAATAGCAGGCATGATATAGTCTCTACCTTGAACGTATCCACCGGTTCCAGTGCCGTGACCATACTGGATCAGAACGGCAATGTTCTCGCCTTCATTTTCGTTTCTATTATGCCAACGAATGGAGTAGTATCCTCGTCTTGACTCGATCGTGTAATACCACGACTCCGAAGTCAGACCAGAATCTACTGGGGTAGCATTGGCTAGAGCGTTTACACCCAAAGATCCGTACTTATTTAGAACAGAAGCCAAGTTGTCTCTTGACAAATGCTCTAAATATCGTTCAGTATTCTTGAAATCGCCACTCTCGGTAAATGTGATCATGATTACCTAGACGTAAGACGAATAACAACAGTACCTGGGGTGCCTGCCTGACCAAAGTTATACGGTAACCCGTTCAAAGGAGAAGCATTAGCGCCGCCACCTCGTCCAGGCTTAACCAACACTCCGGTTCCTGGATCTGGCTGAACATCTTCCCCATCTCCTGAAACCAAGACGTCGTCCGGATTCCAAGAGCCATTACCTCCAACACTACCATCGAGATATGAAGTAGCTACGCCATATTTTGCGATTCCTCCTGCGCCACCTCCACCGCCATGGCCAATATCGTCGATGATGGGGCCGTCTTCGCCATCTGTGCTTAACGTGCTTCCGATAGTTCCACATACTCCGCCTAGACCTCCACCTCCAGCCGCAGTGGTGTTACCTATTCCACCAGCACCACCATGAGCCTGAGATGTACCAGTTATTGCATTGGTCTGAGCTCTCTTTCCGCCCTTACCACCTGATGCTCGGCAAGTAGTGCCATTGAACGACGAATATCCACCATCAGTACCGTCACTTGTAGCTGTACCGACGGCTACGGTGGTTCCAGCAGCTCCAGAAGCACCAACAACAATTGGACAGGAACTCGGTAGCGCAGACAGCATTCCTTGGACTCGTTGGTATCCTCCGCCTCCACCTTCTCCGCCGTAATTTCTAACCAGAGTTCCGGTGTTCGCAGTATCAACACCACCACCGTGTCCTCCACCTCCACCGATGCAAATAACATCAAAGTGGGTGTACCCTAGATCGATCCAGTCCTGGGGAATGAAAGGAACTCCATTCTCGAGAACCTTAGTTACTGGGTTTGCACGAACGATACTTCCGGCGAGTTCAAGTCTCATCGGAAGCCCCTAGGTACGAGTGTCTAGACAGTTAATAGTTACATCGAAGTTTGCAGTGTTGACTGCTGCACCAGTAGAATCGAGAACCTGTACTCTCACTGATCCTGCAGCAGGAGCTTCGAACTTATAATACTGTCGACCGGAAGCAAGTGGACCCACAGCACCACTGATTACAAATATACGAGAATCAAAATACATTGTATACTCACCAGTAGCTGTTCGAACCATATGCCATGGTGTTCCATCAGACTATATACCATTACCAGCGGTAACGTCGGTAACCGGATTCATCGTGGTCAAAACAGTTGTACGCTGAATATCTTTCTGTCGGGTTCTCATGCCATTACCTTCAGACTGACCTTGTCTTCGATATTCAACGTATCGAAATTGACAAGAAGCATGTCGTCCGCCATTCCCTGGACATGATCTCCTGCATTCTTTGGGGAAGGAAGATGATCGTATAGACTCTTGATATAAAGCTTATTAATATCGGTCACCATCAATACCTGATCCACGACAAATACGGTATCGATCTCACCGATGAAGTTGCTTGCACTCGCGAGAGAGGAACCGATGACAAACTTGTTAGCTCCACCAGGAGCAATAGAGCTCAAAGCTGTAGAAGAAGCGATAAGGCGTCCATCCACATAGAACTTTCGCTTCAAACCATCGACTGGAGAATTCTCTTCGACGACTACGACGAAATGCCACTGTCCATCTGAGATGAATGGGCCGGTTACGGGAGTGCCTGCGCCTTGCGCAAAGGTGATGTTACCTGCTGAAATATAGAGACGAGTATCGTTGGTGCCGTTGGTCGTTCCCCAGGTGATAAGATAGAGCGCCGAAGAAGTTCCGTTCGAACACTTGACCCAACACCCATAAGAAACCGATGAAGTTCCTCCAGGAAGACCCGTATCTGTTGCGGTAAATCTCTGAGCGCCATTGAGATTGTACGCATTACCCTTAGTGCCATCAACTCCAGCAACAGATACAGGAGTTCCGACGACAGCTAGACCAGCGCCAGAATTGGACCCATCGTTTCCGAGTGATCCTGCAGAGAAATTGTACAGACGAAGTGGTGTAGTAGGAAAATCGCCGGGAAGAAGTGATGCACCTTTAGACCCGCGAACCACAGTCAGAGACGCTCCCGAAGGAGTAGCGGCAAGAGTATGGGGGATTTTGGCACAGAAAAGATTGAAAATATTATCCGCCGAAAGAATCTCAGAGGTCACAAATGCTTCGTCGATTCGTCCGAAATGTGGCTCAGCGGGTACAGTGCTCAGATCAGCATTGAAACCGCCGATATTGAACGGCTCATTCGAGCCAAATATAAATTCTGCACCACTTGAACCACGCAATGCGCTTGCTTCTAGAATTCCATCAACATAAAGACTTTGAAGAATGCCGTCGAATACGCCGACGACGAAATGCCAACGATCATCACAAATTTTCGAAAGGCCGTTGACCTCAAGCAGAGCAGTACCAGAAGAACTGACTCCGAAACTTGCCACGTTAGTGTCTCGAATTCTCAGCACATAGCCGATCTGACTACCTGGACCTCGTTTTGAGATGATGTTCTGGAATGTAGCCTGCTTTGACGTCCGAACCCAAGCTGCAAATGTTCCCACCCTGAGCCGGAATGCATCGCCCGATCCTATATCGCTAATATACAGGGCGTTCGATCCGTTGAACTGCACACAACTGCTGTTTTGACCATCAATTCCGCGAATGAACGTAACAGATCCTCTGTCGGTAAGCGTGTGATTATTACCGCTTGCATCCGTCAGAACATTCGAGAAATTCCACAATGCTTCGGGTGCCGATAGACCAATATTCGTGAAGTCAGTCAGTGTCAGCACTCGACCTGCACGAATTTGATTAGGCATACCGATATCGAGAATAGCCTGTTGAACAAGAACAGAAAGATCTGATCCAAGAGGTCCTTGAGGACCAGGCGGACCGATTACACTACCTGCATCGATAGTTGATCCATCATGCTTCGTAAGGATCAATTCACCATCGATAACATCACCGTCAACAACCGACGCAGCTTCGATCTCCAGCATACGATCGGCGGTAAGACCAGTAACGGTAGCCATTTCACCTCCTAGCCAGGACTCGTAGATGAGATTGTGTACGTATCTGGATTCAAATATGTCGCATCTGCGTTATCAATTTGGAAAGTAGTCTCGTCAAGCATCGTAATGTAGTTGTCAGCTGCATCGATAGCTGTCCAAGTACCATCTCCATGATCCACGATGATAAGCTCCTGAAGATAACCGAAATATCCAGCAATTTCAGCCATCGAAGGAAGACGTGGATTGGTTGTCTCGGTTCCAAACAGCTGATCTTCCAAAACTCGCATGACGTCAGGAGGTGTCTGTGTTGAATCGATGGAAATATGAACTGTTGGTCTAAAACCTACCAGTTTCGTAGGGGTACCACTCAGAGCCCAAGCAAATTCTGTGGCTTGAACTCCAGAATCTTCAAGAGTATCGAACGAAATAGCATCAGGATTGGCAATGACATTATAGAGAATATGAATCTTATAGCCGAACTCTGGTGATAGATCGTTACCAATCTTTGTTCTGTATACCAGGTTAAAGCTACTGGCTGGCTGATCGTAAATGTCAAGGCCAGGAGAGATGCTAGAGAGCCCATTGATCTCATCGAATTCTTCCGGATACGTAAGTGCCTTGATTTTCCCTTCGAAATCACCCGGAACAAAGTTCTCGAGAAACTTCACACCTTCAAGATAGTATGATTTCACTTCGGAAGTAGAATCTTCTTCCACGGAAGTAAGACCATTCCAAGGAACCGCCGTTCCGTCGTTGAGATAGAGAACTCCTCGATCGATACCCGTCTGATAGATTCGTTCACCAATTTCATCCCAAGCAAGAGCTGTCATTGTCACCCCCTTTCTAACCTGAAGTACCCAATTGCGCTCTACGTTGAGCGTTGAGTTCTCGATTCCGAGCTGCAATCTCCGAACGACTCATCTTCTTAGGCTTCGACTGCTTGACATTGCAGATTCGGATCAAGGTGAACAACCGATTAAGATGCCAGGTCTCACATTCGAATGGGATCTGAAAGACCACCATCCAATAGTAAACAAGTTCGGCTGTGATAACATCTCGGCTTTTTGGAGCTCCTGGAACTTCGTTGAACCAAGTAGCCGTCATCCTGGCCTCGATGTAATCATTTATCTCGGTAAAATTCTCTTCCGAAAACTTAGAGAAGACTTGATCTGGGACGTTAGGAGTCAACACCATGCATTTGACGTAGTCAAGAACTTCATCAGTTGTTTTCTCAGCCTTACCCAGAAAAGGCTTTTCGTGTTTTGACTCCCATTTTGACAGTGAGACCAAAGAATGCTCTAACTCTAAAGTCACGTCGTCCTTTGTGATGAACTCTTGTGACTCGTCGTCGAACATCTCGACACCTAGGACTACAATAGTGAGCATTCCTTGGCCTCCCTATCTTAAGATCACGGACCAAACAGTGCGATAACAGCATCCGGAGTTGGAAGCGCTGCTTCAGTAGCACCCGCACCGTAAAGAAGATCCTCGAGCGACGAAAGATCGCCTGGATCTACAACAGTCGAATCGACCACGATCAGAGAAGTCGGCTTGTAGTCGGTAACCGGAACCGGAGTAGTCGAGATGTCCCAGCTAAATGAGATTGCCTCCGGTGAATCATTGACCGTGGCGTAGGCCTTCTCCGACGGAGCGGCCAGAGCACCATAGAGCAGATGCAGCTTGTAACCGTAGTCCATCCCGTCGATGTCGTTACCAACCTTCGTCCGGTAGCTCATACCGAACATCTTTCGGATCTGCTGTCCAAGAGCCACGCCAGGCGCCGGAAGATCTGTACCGTCACACTGGGCGAACTCCTCCGGGTACGTGAATGCCTCGATAGTGCCGCCGAACTCCTCAGCGGAAACGAGGTTCAGGTACTTGAGGTTGTCCGCATACTGCGCGGACGGCTCGGCGCCCGTTGGCGACTCAGTAACCGTTGTGAGACCATTCCAGGCAAAGCCGGTGTTGTACACACCAGACGCGTCTGGGAGATACAGAACACCATGGTCTACACCAGTTTCATATAGCTTGTCGCCAACATCATCCCATGTCAAGGCGGCCATATCCTTCCTTTCACTTAAAAGTAGAC